ATCAGCTGCAATGGTTAGACCCAATCAAAAAAAGGGTCCATTGCCTGCACGATTATATAGAGAGACACACTATGAACCAATCACTGGAAGATGTATTATGTTTCCATCTTGGTTAATGCATTGTGTTGATCCTAATCAATCTAATGATATAAGAATATCAGTATCATTTAATTTTTTACAGAAAGGTATGTTTGTATGAGAGTACACAAAGATCAAATAGTATTTAGAGAAGACCATTTAAAAACAGAAGAAGGTTTTATGCGTCAAACAGAAAACGAAAGATGGAAAAAATTAAAAATAGATATAGAAAAAAATGGTATAATTAACCCATTAATATGCACTGAAAAAGATGGTAAGTATAGGTTGTGTATAGGAATGAGAAGATTTATTGCAGGATGTTTATTAGGTATAGAACATTATGAAATAGAAGTAGTGCCTAATGAAGAAACAGATACTCTTATAAGTCCTACAAAAAAATATCAAACAAAACATAAAGATGGAACAGACATTTCAAAATAATAAATACCAAGTAATTAAAAAAGCATTATCTTATGAGATGGCTAATTTTATACTTAACTATTTTTTACTTAAAAGAGATGCTGCACATTTTATGTATGAAAATAACATACACTCACAGTCTCCAATCCTTGGAACATGGGCCGATGAACAGATACCTAATACTTATTCTTGCTATGGTGATTTTGTTATGGAAACTCTTATGGTTAAAATGTTACCTATAATGAAAGAACACACTGGATTAGATTTAATTCCAACATATTCTTATTCTAGAGCTTATAAAAAAGGTGATTGTCTACACCGACATAAAGATAGACCTAGTTGTGAAATATCTACAACACTTAATTTAGGTGGTGATCCTTGGCCTATATTCATAGATGGCACCGGAGCAAATAATGTTATTAACGAAAGAAAAAATATTATAAAACCCAACGCTCCAGCAGGCACGAAAGTCTTGCTTGAAGTAGGAGATATGCTAGTATATAGTGGCTGTGAACTTGAACATTGGCGAGAGCCTTTTGAAGGGAACATTTGCGGTCAAGTATTTCTACATTATAATCATGTAAATGGCCCATTTGCTGAAAAAAACAGATTTGATGGAAGACCTATGTTGGGTCTACCATCATATGTAAAATAGTATTATAATGAGGTTATATGTTACAAAAATTAGGATTTGCACCTGGGTTTAATAAACAAGTCACAGAGACCGGGGCCGAGGGACAATGGTTTGATGGAGACAATGTTAGGTTTAGATACGGTACTCCAGAAAAAATAGGTGGTTGGACACAGTTAGGTGCAGATAAATTAACAGGTGCAGCTAGAGCTATCCATCAATGGGACGATAATGCTGGTATTAAATATTCAGCAATAGGAACTAATAGAATTTTATACGTATACTCAGGGGGTACATATTATGATATACACCCTATAAGAGCTACACTTACAGGTGCTACTTTTACAAGCACATTAAATCAAAATGTTCTTACAATTAATTGCAGCGGTGCACATGGATTAGCTGAAAAAGATATCGTAATGTTAGACAGTGTAACTATTCCTGCTTCATCAAGCTATACTGCTGCTGATTTTGAAGATAAAAAATTTATGGTGACAGCCATACCTACTACTACAACTTTTACAATTACAATGACATCTACTGAAACAGGCACTCCAATGAGTGCAACAGGATCTACGTCTGTCTTATGTTACTATCATGTAGGACCAGCACAACAACTAGGAGGTTTTGGTTGGGGTACAGGACTATATGGTGGAACAGCTTTAGGTGCAGCTACAACTACATTAGCAACAGCTTTATCAGATTTAACGACAACAGATATTGTATTAGCCAACAGTGCAGCATTTCCATCTTCAGGAGAAATTAGAATAGGAACAGAAGATATAAGTTTTACAAGTAATAATACTTCTACAAACACTTTAAGTGGAGGAGCAAGAGGAGTCAACGGAACAACAAAAGCAACACATAGTGGTGGAGCAAGTGTTTTAAACATATCTGATTATGTTGCATGGGGTGATCCATCTAATGCTGACTTTACTATTGACCCTGGTTTATGGGTTCTTGATAACTATGGTACAAAATTAATTGCACTTATTTATAATGGTCAATGTTTTGAATGGGATGCATCTGCCTCAAATGCTACAGCTACTAGAGCAACATTATTACCTAATGCACCTACAGCATCTAGGCACGTATTGGTATCTACACCCGATAGACACTTAGTATTTTTTGGTACAGAAACTACAGTAGGTAATACTGCTACCCAAGACGATATGTTTATAAGATTTTCATCTCAAGAAAGTATTGATGAAACAGATTCTTACACAGTCAAAGCAGACAATACCGCTGGTACACAAAGACTTGCTGATGGTTCTAAAATTATGGGAGCTATCAAAGGTAGAGATGCTATTTACGTTTGGACTGACACTGCACTATTTCTTATGAAATTTGTAGGTCAACCTTTTACATTCTCATTTGAACAAGTAGGAACTAACTGTGGATTGTTTGGTAAAAATGCATGTATAGAAGTAGATGGTTCAGCTTATTGGATGTCGGAGAATGGATTTTTTACTTACGATGGTCAGTTAAAATCTATGCCATGTCTTGTTGAAGACCATGTATACGATGATATTAATGCTACTAGTAGAGATTTAATTAATGCAGGATTAAATAATTTGTTTGGAGAAATAAGTTGGTTTTATTGTACTTCTGCATCAGATTCAGTAAACAGGGTTGTTACATATAATTATTTAGACTCTAGTCCTAGACGTCCTATTTGGACAACAGGCACTTTACCTAGAACAGCATGGCAAGACTCTGCGGTATTTGATAAACCACATGCTACATTTTATGATTCTACAGATAATGCAGCCAGTGATTGCACTGGAAATACTGACGGTATTACTATATACTATGAACAGGAAACAGGGACCGATCAAATTAATGCAGGTGGTGTAACGACTGCCATAATTGGTACGATTACATCTGGGGATTTTGACATTACACAAAGAAGAAATCCTACAGGACAAACTGTGGGTATGCCAGATCTTAGAGGAGACGGTGAGTTTATTATGAGAATACAAAGATTTATACCAGATTTTATTTCACAGACAGGTAATACTAGAGTTAGTTTTGTAACAAGAAACTATCCAAATAGTTCTGCAACCACAACAAACTTTGACGTAAGTTCTACTACAACTAAAAAAGATACAAGATTACGAGCAAGATCTATTGCTATTAAAGTTGCTAACACTACAACTAATGAAGATTGGAAACTTGGTACATTTAGATTAGATATTGCACCAGGGGGTAGAAGATAATGGTAGCATTTTATAATCAAGGAGATAAAGCTATTTATGATTCAGGACAATATTTTATTCCTCAAGAAGCATATAGATTAAATTATACTCCGCCTATTGTGGAAGAACAAGAAAATCCTTTTGGCCTTACTAATTCTAATTCTTTTAAAAATTTTGTTAATTCAGATGACAGATATTTTTCGGGTAGTGGAAATGCTTTTGGTTATGGTAGTGCTATTAGACCAGCAGATCCTAGTGTTATAACATCGGGTCCTTATGCAGGACAATCAGGTTACTATGGTTCTGCAAACTATACTGGAGGTCTTCCAGGAAACGTACAACAAAGTGGACCGGGAAGATATTTTGATTACGGTCAAGTTAACGAAGATGGTGAATCAGTTTTTTATAAAGACTATAGTATACAACCAAAAAAACAATTTCCAAGTTGGATGAGAGCAGGTGCAGCATTTATTCCTTTTGGAAATGTTGCATTAAATTTTATAGAAAATAGAATGAACCCTACAAAAGGTTTGACAGCATCAGAAATTGATAAAAATTACATGGGTAGTTACGGTATTGCAGGGTTAAGTGATAAACAAAAAATGATGTACGATAATTTAGCGGGAAAAGGAATGTTATTTGAAGGTCCAGGTGGATTAAAAACTTTAACAGGTAAAAATTTTTCAGCAGATAATTATTTAGAAAATCAACTAAATATTTATAATGAGAACTTTGCAAATATGACCGATGAAGAAATTGAAGAGTTAAAAAACAATCCAAAAAAACAATTTAAATATAAACAATATTTAGAATCATCTGCAATGTATAAAACAAATAAAGCAGCAGAAGAAAAACGAAAAAAAGAGTTTGATAAACCTGGTGGAACTGGAGAACAAGTTGCAAATCTTCAACAAGAAATTGATACTGGTAAGTATAGTGGAGGTTCAGATTTTGCTCAAAAAAATCAAGCTGCTGTTGGTGGCGGAGAAAAAGGTAGAGCAGCAAATACAGATAACAATAGATCTACAGGAACATCTCAAGGATATACACAACACTATATAAAAGGAGGACTAGTAAGTTTATAATGGCAAAGATAGTAGAATCATTAACTAGAGCAGAACCAGAATACAGTCAAAGAAACATACAATCTTTGGTTAGGGATCTTGACTCAGTAATTACAAAATTAAATAGTACGTTTCAAGACGAAGTAAAACAGGAGATAGAAGCTAAAAGTTTCTTTTTAGAATAATGGCAGTAGTAAACCAATATAAATTTTATGGTAAAACAACAACAGCCGCAGAGACTGTGTCAATGCTTTCTCCGTCTGTTAATGAAACTTATATTGTTAAATCATTAAGAGTTACAAATAAATCAGGTTCTAATACACCTACTGTAACTATTAAAAATAATGCATTTGAGATAGTGCATACGCAAACCTTATCAACAGCAGCTAGTGTTGAAATATTATCTCTACCTTTGATTGTAGAGGGCGGGACTGTATTATCCTACACCACAGCTGGCACCGTATCAGATGGTGTAGTATTTGGTATTAGTTATCTTAATATATTAAAGGAGAAAATAGACTAATGAAAGTATATGACGCTAAAGTAGAGGAAACTTACAGACACAAAAAAACTGGTGAGATTTTTAAAGAGAAAAAAGACTGGGAAGCAAAGGGTTATAAGCCTGAAGAAATGGCACAAGACGTAAAAGTTATAATGCCTCCTCTTGATTTGTTCTCAAAAACCAAGTAAACATAGGAATTAAGGTAAAATTATGGCAATATCTAGAATGCAACAACCCAGACAAATGTACGGATTAGGAAGCTTAGTTAAGAAAGCTGTCCGTGGTGTAAAAAAAATTGTTAAAAGTCCACTAGGTAAAGCTGCTATACTAGGTGGTATAGGTATGTATGGTATGGGAGCAGGCCCTTTTTCAGGAGTGAAAGGTTCAGGTTTTCTTAGAAACCTGGTGTTAGGTAAAGCTCTACCATATAAAACAGCAGGAGATGCCGTAGCAAGAAGCGGTGGTCTTTTTGGTGGTCTTAAAAATTTTTTTGGTGGTATGACTACAGGTCAAAAAATATTTACAGGTTTAGGTGCAGCAGCAGTTGCAACACCATTTATACAAAAAGCATTTAAGATGGGTCCCTACGAAGAAATAGAAGAAGAGGTTGATGAGTCTTACATTGATCCATACACAGCAATGATGATGGCAAGGAATAGAGATCCCTATATGAGTTTTTTACCTAACCAACAATTTGTACAAGAAGGATATTATTTGCCGCAGAATGCAGCTGAAGGTGGCAGAATAGGTTATGCTAATGGTGAGATGGTGGAAGCAGAACAAATGATAGAAACTGAAGGGCCACAATTACCTCCAGAAGCAGAAAAATTTTTAAGACAAGAGTATCAAAAATACGTAGCACAAGGTGGTGACTTATCGTATCCAGAATTTAAACAACTTGTTCTCCAACAAGCGTCCGGGGAACAGGGACCAGAACAAGAAGAGATAATGACAACTGAATCAGAAACAGTTCAAACAGAACCAGAAGGTCTTATGATGATGGCTGGTGGCGGATTAACTAGTGTACCTGGTTATGGAACTATTCCAGGAACAAACAGATTTAACTACCCATCAGGTGGTGTAAGAGTAAAAGCACAAGAAGGCGGACTTATGGATTTAGGTGGTATGGAAAAAGATTACAGAGCTGAAGGTGGATTTGTACCTATAGGAAAAGAAGAAAAAGCAGACGATGTGCCTGCAAGATTAAGTGTAAATGAGTTTGTATTTACTGCAGATGCTGTTAGAAACGCAGGTGGTGGAGATATAGATAAAGGCGCAGAAGTTATGGAAAATTTAATGGACCATTTAGAAGCTGGTGGACAAGTATCTAAAGAGTCACAAGGTTTAGAAGGTGCACAAGAAATGTACGATAACATGAAACAATTAGAAACAAGGGTAGTATAATGGCAACACCAGGATTTTTAGAAGATTACGCAAAAGATTACGCAGCACAAGCAAAAGGTGCATACAGTGTACCAATAGATACAAGTAAATTTACTGGTAGACAATTTGTTGCTGGTGAAGATCCGTTACAAACACAAGCGATTAATTTAGCAACAGCTGGTGTTGGTGCTTATCAACCATTTTTAGCAGAAGCACAAGCTGCTCAAAAAGATGCAGCAACTACAGTTGGTGGTCTTGGTGCATTAACTGGTCCACAAGCTTACCAACCTTTCATGTCCCCTTATCAACAACAAGTTATTGATACAACACTTGCAGAATTTGATAGATCAAGAATAGGTGACAGACAAGCTATTCAAGATGCAGCTGTGGGTACAGGCAACTTTGGTGGTGGTAGAGAAGGTGCAATGTTAGGTGAATACGATGCTAGAACTTTAGCAGACAGATCTGCATTACAAGCACAGTTACTACAATCAGGATTTACTCAAGCTCAATCTGCAGCTGATAGAGCATTTACTCAAGGCGGTCAGTTAGCAGCAGCACAATCGGGATTAGGTGCAGCGCAAATGGGATTATCTAATTTCCAAAGAGCAGGACTTGGTGCAGACGTTGGAGCACTAGGACAACTAGGATCTTTAAGGCAAGGATTAACACAAGCACAATTACAAGCAGATCAACAAGCAGCACAGACAGCAGCTTACGAACCATACGGTAGATTATCTCAATACGGTTCAGGTTTAACAGGTTTATCTGGTGGTGTAACATCAGCACCTTACGCACAACCAACACCGGTTAGTCCAATGTCACAAGCAATTGGTACAGCCCTAGGAGTTGGTGGATTGTACGGTAAAATATTTGGATTCCCGGGAGATAAATAATGAAAGTTTTAAATAGACCAATGTTCAGATACGGTGGCCCTATTAAAGAGGGAATTATGAATGGTATTAAAGAACCAAGACAAAGGTATGCAGAACCACCTGGTTTTGTAGTACCAAGTGATCCTAATAAAATAATTTTAAATAGACTATTAAATAATGAAAACAATGCTGCAAAAGTATTTGAAAAGGTAGGTAAATCATATGATCAAGATTTAAACAATCAAGCTTTTGCATTACCTGTTAATACAATTAAAAAATCTACAGTTCCAGACGACAACTCCATAGAGTCAATAACTTTAAATGAAGATTTTACAACAACTAAAAGAAATCCTGAAACTGGAAAGTTAGAATATGTAGCTCCTCCTGACGGATTAACAGAATTACAAAAAGCAAAACTAGGAAAAACTTTTATAGGAACTAAAGAATATCGGGACAAAGTAGAAGAATTAGAGGCATTAGAAAAAGCAAACCAAGCTAAATCAGCATCCGATGGCACTGTAATTACACAAGGTAAATCTCCATTTGCATATACTGCTGATAAAGTCATTGAGAAAAAAGGTAAATTACCTGGTGATGATGATCCACCACCAGCTACTAAAAAAGAAAGAATTAACACTATCTTAGAAGGATTAGGATATGACCGTGCACAGAAAAATGCATTGTATGATGCAATGATTAAAGCAGGTCAAAGAATATCTAGAACAGGCTTGGGCGCGGAAAATTTAGTCTCAGATGTTATAGCAGAAACAAGTCAATCGTATGACAAACCAGAGAAACTAAGAGAAGCTGCAAACTTAATGGACGTTCAACAACAATTAAAACTAGAACAAATTAAGGAAAGTAAAGATACTAGATCTCCAATAGAAAAAAATGCAGATTATTTCTTAGAATCTGGAGTTGCAAAAACTACAGACGACGCTATTCGTATGGCAAGAAATTTACCAGTAACTGTAAGTGAAACATTCCAAACTAAAGTTAAAGAATTTGGTAAATCAGAAGGGTTAGTTCAAACAGCCATAGATCTTTCTGAAAGAGGTCAATTTGGAAATTTAGAATTTGAAGGTAAAATCGATAAAAAATACAAAGGAAAACCTTTATCAGAATTTTTAGGGTCTCCAGGATTTAAAGGAGACGGTGTTTACACAGCTGATGGTAAAATATTAGTTATTCAAAATGGAGTTATTAAACAAACTATTAATGTTAGAGGCTCAGTAGAAGATAGTTTATTTAATTTTGGTGGCGAAGATTAGGAGGATAAATGGCTGAAGATTTTAATCGAGTAGGCACTATTGAATCAGTCCTATCCGGCATAGTATCAGGTTTAATTGCAATACCTAAAGGCGCATTTTCATTAGGCGCAACACTCATAGACCTGGGCGCAGGGACCAACAAAGCTGCTGAAGTAGAACAATTTTTTGATGACCTTACAACATTTGATGAAAGAGCAGAGGCAACAGCTGCTGGAAAAATTACAGAACTACTAGTCAACATAGGTATACCAGGTGGATATGGTTTTAAACTTGGTAGTAAACTTGCAGAGAAAGCAATTAATGCAGGTAAGACTGGTACATTATTAAAAGCTAACAGTCCTAAATTAGCTAGCGCAATAAAAAATATGAGAGGTGGCGGCGGTGCTGCTAAACTTTTAGCAGGTGCTGTTACAGGCGGTATAGCTGAAGGTGTATTTGTTGGTGACGTAGAAGCAGCAGGTTCACTAGCATTTAATTTACAGGATGATGAGAATGATCCAGGTAGAGAATTATTAAACAGAGTTAAATTTGGAACTGAAGGTGCATTGTTTACTGGTATTATTGGTGGTGTTGGTGCAGGAATTAAAAAAGTTGCACAAAGAAATAAAAAATTAGATGTTAACAATAGTAAAATAGATAGATGGATTGACAAAGTTGCTGGTAAAATAAGAGCAAGAGGCGACAAGACTCCAGAGTTTTTTGAAATGGAGAGAAAACAAATAGGTTTAAGATCCGGTGATGCAGCAGCTGCAAGAAACACATCAAGAGAAATAGATATTAGTATAGATAAATTATTTCCGCCCATGAGAACTCTTTTTAATAAACAAAGTGCTGTTGGGAGAAATAAACTTTTAGGTGAAATTAATGATTTGTTGTTGTCTGGTAATCCTAAAATAGATGACACGGGTGTAATGACATTTGATGCATTAGATGCAGCCAAGAAAGCAAAAATATCTAAAAAAATTCAAGATCTTGCAAAAAATGCTGACCAAGCAAAAGAAATAGAGACAGCTATTTATGGTGGCTTATCTAATATTAGAACTAGATGGGCTAAACTATTTAGTGAAGTCGGTGGTAAATTAGAAAAAAAAGATTTAGCAGAGTTTAAAGAATTATTTGGTGGTAAGTTTAAAGATTACTTAGGTTCAACTTATGATGTGTTTCAAAACAAATCATTAATACCTTGGTTTAATTATACACCTACAGCTGAAGCAATAGATAAAACAAAAGCTGTTTTAATTACTAGTGCAAGACAAGCTGGAAAAGAATTAACAGATCAAGAAGCAGATGACGCGGTAGCTGGTATACTTAGAACAGTTAAGATGCCTCCTGGTTTTAAAATGGACAGAGGTAATGTACCATTATTTAAAGTCCCTAGTTTTTTCTTAAATCAAACTGTTTTAAAACAAGCAGATGATATTACATCTAAAGAATTTTTAGCTTTAAACAAAGTAAAAGATGGACCACGGCAAGCTATTGAAGAATTATTAGGTCGACAAAAAAATCCTATGCAAACTATTTTAGGTGGTACTGCAAAACTATCTGTTATTTCTAGACGAAATGTTTTTTTTGATAATTTAATTAAAAAATCAGATGAGCTTGAAGCCGCTGGTAAAGAGCCAATGTTTGCAAGAACTTATGAAGATGCGCTTAATGTATTTGGTAAAGACTTTAAAAAAATAGAAGTAATTGATCCGGCAGGTAAATTATCTATTAGCAAAGGTGCAACTAACCCTTTTGCTGATGCAAAAAATCCTTTGTATGCAAGACCTGGTGTTGCAGACGCATTAAAACAAACATCATTAAAAACAGAAGACAGTAGATTTTTAGCACAGATGTACGAAAGTTTAGTATTGTATCCTAAAGCTACATCACAAATTGCTAAAACAATTTTATCACCAGTTACACACTTAAGAAACTTTGTAAGTGCTGGAGCTTTTGCTACAGCTAATGGTATTGTACCCGATGCTGCTGCAATCAAACAAGCCTACCAAGCATTACAAACACCGTTAAAAGGTACAAGACAACAAAATCAATTGTACGAAAGATTGTTAGAACTTAATGTTGTAAACTCTAACGTTAGACTCGGGGACCTTGCAAGACTTATGGAAGATGTAAACTTTGGTGAAACTATGACATCTGACAAAGGCATGAGATT